AGGAAGGTCTAATGGCTGACAGCAAGAGATTCCAGATCCAATAGTTATGGAATAAAATAAAAATAATTAAAAAAAAAGGAGATAAAATGACACTAAAATATGCAGATCAGGCAACCAAAATTTTAAAGAAAGCTGTTCCTACTGTAAATACTGATGGCGATGTAATTGCGTGGGATTTAGAGATAGAGTATTCTCTGAATGATTATGTATCTACATTTAACATATCAAAAAATATAGAGCCTACAAAAGCTCCATCAGAATTTACAAAAGCTGAATTATTTGATATTGTCAATGTAACTCATCTTGATGCAGTATATGATTCACAATATCAATCTGTAAAACTTGCCGTTCCATCAACTGAAATCAAAGTTGATGACTTCGATGTAGACTCGCTTGCATGAAGAATATACTAATAGCAACCCCCTCCTACGACGGTAAATTAGATGTCTGGTATACCAATGCCCTCCTAGAGACTGTCCTTTTGGGACTTTCTAATGAGGTCGCATTTAAACCGATATTCCTATCTTACGATGCTTTAGTACAGCGAGCCAGAAATGATTTAATGAAGATTGCTATTGATTCTGAGTTTGATGGTATTCTATGGATTGATGCTGATATGGAGTGGCATCCAGGATGGGCAGTTGCAGTTGCTAATTCTGATAAAGATGTTGTGGGAATTCCTGTAGTAAAAAAGAGCCTAGAAGAGGCTTATAATGTAAAAGCTGAAATCTCTGATTTGGTTGTTAATGAAGAGGGGTTAATGAAGGTAAAAAGCATTGGAACAGGTTTTCTTTATATGAGCAAGGCTGCAATTACATATCTATGGGAAAACTCTGAAGAATACACAGAGCCTAACAAAACTAGCAAAATGGTGTTTGAAGTAAAGATAAAAGATGGAGAATTTGTATCTGAAGATGTCACTGTCTGCGACAAACTTCGTGAAGGCGGATTTGATATTTTTATTGACCCATCAAAGACCTGCAATCATATTGGTAGTCTCAAATATTTAGGAGACTTTGCTTCATATGTTAAGAAGGTTAGACCTCTTTAGCGAACCCAGCACATCCCAACATCTGCTGTAGGACGAAGATTTGACCCTCTCCATTTGCCATCTATCCATTCAGTAAGATTTGCTACTACCCAATCATCTAATCTTTGCTCTTTTATTGGGTACCACTTTTCAGGCTCTTGTAAGTGGTGCTCAATAAATTGCGGACCAATCTCTGTGTACCCTAGATTTGTTAAGTATTCTATTTGAGACTGATGCTCTCCTATAGTTACGTTGGTCCACTCAAAAACTAGAGTTCCATGCTTTTTTGACATTCCTTTAAATACTTCCCATTCGGCGCCTTCTACATCTATCTTTATTAAATCTGGCTCTCCATATAATTTAGCTAAAGTATCTATAGTTATTGTTGGTACTTCAACTTCCCAGAATTGTTTGCCTTTGTAAGGCATAGTTTCTGCAGTTAGCCAATCTTTATTTAGTGTAGAAAGTCCGTCTTCTATACATTCATAAAACTTTACGGTTTCAAAATCCTTAGATGCAACCGCAAATTTTAATAGTCTAACATCTGGATTCCCTTTGAAATTAGACTCTAAAGCATCAAATATTTTAGGAGCTGCCTCTATCCCCACAACTTTATAGCCTTTATTTAGACCAGCTACTACAGCATCTCCTCTATTTGCTCCTACATCAAAAAATAACATTTAAGTTCCTTAAGTTATTAGTTACTGCTTGGGAGTATTCTAAAGCTAGATTTTCTAGCTTGAGCTTTATAAATAATCCTATGCTTTCATCTTTTCTACCAATCCAATACCCGCTTACTGCTTTTTCAAACTCTAGACAGTATTTACCGTAATAATCTAAATTTCCAGGAAGAGCATCAAAATCTAATAAATTAATTCCAATTTCAGCATAGGTGTAGCATTCTTGCCAATTACCTTCACGCTCATGAAATTGAGAAAGATAAAAATATGCTTCTGGCCTTTGAGGCCAATAAGCTATTGCTTGAAGTAGACAGTTTGTTACAGTGTGTTTTCTATCGTTTTGGTCATTGAAGCATCTGGCCATCTTAAGTAAAGCCGCGTATACATGAGAACTTTCTTTATCTGGGCCGTATTCCACGGTCCTTAGATAAAAAGATACTGCAGAGGCTGTTTGGTTTAAAAGTTCATATTCAGTAGCAACAGCAAAGTTCTTTTCATAGTTAAATGGTTCGCTAGATAAATCAATTATTAAGTCTTCAATTGCCATAGTTGAGCGCCTCTTCAATAAGTTGGTTTATAACTATTGATGGTGTCCTGAGAACAAAAGCAGCATTATCTTGGAACCCAAAAGAAACTAACAAATCTCCTTCATAGACTGCAGCTCCCACACAAAACTCTACTCTTGCATCTAAGAATGAAAACTGCTGAGATATACCTATTAAATCTAAGTCGTCATTCCACACAAGTAATCTGTGACGATAAATTGCATCTTTTTGTTTTAGATAGTTTTTGAATAAATCAACATCGTGTGTGATAGATATATAAAACCCATTCCATCTAACTAGTTGAGAACCACCACGCTGGTCCATAGGAGCAACTAAGCATTGTTTTAGTTTTACTTGCTCGCATTCGGCTTTATTTGGATTTGCTTTTACAATTTCTACAGGAGATGCCCACTTAACAAAATGATATGGCTTGTCTAGAACGGGAACCCAATTTTTTTCGCAATAAGAACTGTCTGGAGCAGGTGCAGGAATTCTAAGACGAGATACCTCAGTTACAGACCAGTTATTTTTGTCTATCTCTATCTTGCTATATTCCATTCTTCCAACACCATTAGGTGTGGTATCTCTTCTAACTCCAACTAAGTAATAGTCTCCATCCCATTGAACTACTCGACAATCTTCCTCACCTACAAACTCCCACAAAGGCTCTACATCAAATCTGGATGTATCAACTTTCGCAAAATCAGTCATCTTTAGGTCTTTATCTAACCTACATAGATAATTATTTGTCACAAGTCTTTGGTCTTTTTCTGGATGTAGATAAGACAATGGACCCCAGCGGGAGGGAAACTTTTGACTATTTTCTGAATGATATAAAGTATAATTAACGTGTCTTAGGTTTACTAAAATATCTCCATCATCATCAATAAAAATTGATGGGTTCATCAAACCAGTGCCAGAGGTCAGCCCATGAGATATTACTAATGGAGCAAGCTTTCCACCAAAAGAAACTGATTTTTCAACTAAATTCATACTAAAATCCTATCAAATTTTATTTTTTCTAGGACGTCCTATTTTTTTCTTTGTTTTACTTTTTTCTTTTATAGCACGTTCTTTTTTATTTACTTTATCTAGTTTATATGCTTCTATTGCATTTGCACTAGTTCTGCTCTTCCAAGCAAATCCACACTCTTCACAGATAACAACTTTTGCAGTGTTCCATCGTCCTGATGCTTCTAGCTTAACAACAGTTGTTTCTAGTTTAGAAGTTCTTGCTGCACAAAACGGACAATTTGGATACCTGCGTCGTCTAGTTTCTTCTCCAAGATAAGACACAGAAAGAGCACGTCTTATTTCATACTCATCTTTTCCGCCCCAAATACCCCATATTTGTTTATGCTCTAGAGCCCACTGTAAGCATTGCTTTCTTACAGGGCATTGGAAGCACATGTTCTTAGCAGCATTTTTCTTAGCAGCTTCAGGGGAGAAAAACCAATCTATGCTTTCTCTATTAGATGGTTTAGAGCAGAGAGAATCGCTCTGCCATCTTAAGTTATCTGCGGGCTTCCACACGAAAGATAAAGATACACTATTAAACTATAAAAGTATGTAAATAACACACTAATCTAAATATATTTCTATATATGTCGTTTCTTGACTTTCTTCTACAATATCGCCGTAATATGTAGAGCCATCTTCATAACAAACAATTCTTTCATGCTCTTCTTCTAAAAACCCAGACCACCCATAAACTAAAACAGAGTTGTCTATAGATTTATATCCAGCTGATAAAGAATCAGCAATTCCATCTCTTTGTAAGGCTGAGGCAAGCGCTCTTCTTACTACTTCATTTTCAATGTCTACACATCCCAAAGTAAAATATACTACGTTGTATCCATCTTTACTAGGTTCGTAGTCTTCTCCATGCCACTCAAGCCAGAGTTCTTGTCCTATGCGAGAATCTTTAATTTTTGTTCCTTTGGTTAGTCTTCCTCAATACTACCAAAGTCCAACTCGAACTTGTGAGTCAACTCTTCTTCGTCATATAAAAAATATGCTTTTTGCGGGTCATAGAGTTCGTATATACCAGCAATAGTTATTGACCCACACATACAGCAGACATCTACAGAGCCTACAGAAGTCACCTCTGGGATATCCACCCCAACCAACTTAATCATGATTCGACCAAACTCATCAATACTCTCTGGCTCCCAGTTGGTGTGGTTATCTAGCCAGCATTGTTCGCAGAAAGGCATAGGTACTAGCGCTGGTTCTGCTGCCATAAATCACCTCATATAAGAAGTAGTTATGACAATTCTAGTGCTTAAATTTATCCTAGATTACTTTGTCAAACAAAGTTATGTTTAGGCGGCTTCTGATTACCTTCCTTTGATGGGGGGTAGTTCCTCCCCAGATTCCATGGGCCTCATTTTTTATCCCCCACTCAGCGCAGTCTGTTAAATGTCTACATCTCCTGCAGATACTTATAGCAGATTGATAGTCGCCTATATGAGTCTCTTCCCCAGGCTCTACTTCATCTCTATCTTTAACAAAAAATATTTCTATCCCAACTTCTGCACACAATGGTTCTTCGAACTTCCAAGGTTCGTTGGCCACGAAGTCTCCCTTT